CCTCGTCGCGGACGTCCAGATACCTGTTGACGATCTTATCTCCGCTATCACGCCAGAGCTTGTCCGCCTCCTTGTCCACTTGGTCCAACAGAGCTACCCACCACTTCTGGCCGTACTCTGGGGCGGATTTATCGTCGTTGTCAGCCATACATTCTTCCTTGGTTGGGTCCGGCACCTCGTAAGTCCCACAGGTCGTCCAGCGCAAAACCGTAGTTTACACCAGTAGGCAGCGCGGTTGCAAGTCCTTTTTTCTCCGTTGCGGGAGTTTTTTCCTCCCCTGATGGGTTTAGCACGATATTTGCGTACCTGAACATGTCCGCATAGTGACTTGACCAGTCATGCACGGGCTCATCGCTGAATATCTTACGGTCCTCGTCGTACTGGCGGTGGTAGGACTTCAGTGCGAGTACCAAGTCTTGAGTGGCGGGCTCATGAAAGTACCAGATGGGAAAGGTTTTCCGACTAGCAGCGATACCGTCAAGTAAGTCCAGACTAGGTACGATCTTTGGTCTGAGGTCAGCGTCACGGAAGTTCTCGATGATCGACTTTCCTGTCTGTAGGCTCTTCGCTCGGGCGTCGTGGGGGAGCCAGATTTGTCCGGGCTTGAGTCTGTTGTCACCCCAATACTCCTTGATGTACTTAATGTAGAAGCTGATAGGTCGCAAGTTGTCGTGGTGGCTGTGCCCCATCAGCAGCGCGTTGGGTCTGCGCTGCGTAAACCCGATGGTAGAGTCGTCCCGCCAGCCAAGGTCCATTATCACGTCCGTGGAGCTGATAGTGTCCAGCGGGTACACCCCGATACGCTCCTCAGCTTCCATGGCCTCCATCTGCCGGGCGTAGATGGCACCGCGCACGGAGGCCTCGAAGCTACAGAACATCTCCTGCGCGAACTGCTCTACGTCCATGATCTTCTTCATGGCTGCAATATCGTCATCCCGCAAGATGCCTGTCTTGGTGTGAGGCAGGAATTCGACGAACCAGTCCGGGTCGTCCTTCGCTTGGTAGTATGTATCCCTAAAGTGGTTGGGACCGTTGGGCGTACCCATGAACACTGCCCACCCCCGGCGGTCAATCAGAGCTGGTAACAGCACCTCCTTCCACACGGAGGCCTTCATGTTACCAAATTCGTCTAGTGCACAGCCGTCAAGGTAGAGCCCACGGAAGGAGTCAGGGTTATCTGCACCGTACAGGGTAATGCGTGGTTTGTTGGGCAGTGCTGAGAGCTCGACCCACAGGCCGCTTTCGTTAATGCGGGGGCCGTAGGGGGCGGCTGCATCCTTAAGGTACTGCCAAGCAATGTCCTTGGCTTGGCGTAACAGGGGGGCGATGTACGCATAGCGGGGGTTCTCCCTAGTGTTGTAGCTGGCCTTCTCTATCAGGTCATTGATAACGCTGACTGTCTTGCCCGCACGGCGGTGTGCTACTAAGACTGCCCACCGCTGTTTGCGACGGTGGAATGCGTGGAAGTACGGGCGCTCCCGGTACTTACTCTGGATGATCATCTAACGGTCCAGGGGGGATGGCATGCACAATCTGCACTACGGAGTTATCCCCAATCTGTATGGCGGTTGATGGCAGCAGCTTGGTGTACAGGGGGTAGAACTTGTCCGGGTTCGCATTCGCCCAGAGGGCCATACGCTGCACGCCTCCTATCATCCTGAACGCGTCTTGGAAAGCATTGACCACATCCGTCCTTGAGAAGCCATCTGTCTTCTTGTTGAAGGCTGGCAGGGCACCGGGGCCAGTCTTCTTGGGGGAGGCAGACTGCTGGATGAGGTCGAAGGCCGGGTCTGGCACGTCTGTAATCTGTTCGTGTTGTGACATGCTTGGCATTATATGGCTTGCGCTTGGCTTTGGCAACTGGTGATTTGCTATTAAAAGTATAGCACTGAGCTGCTATCAATTTAGTAGCACTGAATTTGGTAGAAAATGAGTGGGAAGGCTGAGTGGGGGTGGTGGTGGTTGTTGGGGTGTACCCTCCCCCGGGGTTCATCCAGGTCGTCCGTCGTAGGATCGTCCACATCGTCCCAACGTCGTCACCCTCGGCCTACCACTCAGGTCATGAATAATTATTTCTTTATTCGTCGTCCTCGTCGCTACAATCATCGTCCTCGTCAGCATGGTAGGTCCTGTCATAGTCCAGACGTGGGAAAGCCCGGGTGTTTAGTCCGGGCTTTGGGAGTAAGGGCAAGGGGGCAAGCCCCCTTGCGTCAGGCAGCTACAAGATAGCCACGGCGCAGGCAGTATTGCACAAAGCCTGTCGCGCCTCCAACGCTGGGGTGGGCCTTGATGGCTGTAAGCACTTGGTCCATGGGGGCCGGGCCAGTAGCCATCAGCTTTTGCACTGCGGTCCATGCTACCAATGTGTGTTCAGCCTTTACGCGGTAAACCTTGGGTCCCATGGACACGGCCTGTACTACAGGGCCAGTGCGCAGGGCCACTACAGGTACGGGGGCAGCTACAGGGGCTTCCACGGGGGCTGGGACAGGGGTTTGCACTGTAGGCAATGGGGTTGCCTTAGTTACAGGCTTTGCCTTGCCCTTGGGTACTACTGTAGTGAATGCATTTGCGGGCACTGTAGTAACGGTTGCGCCAGTGGATGTGATTTTCTTAGCCATGATACTTTTCCTATACTGCCCTTGGACGGAAGGGCTTGCCGTTATGCAATTTGTTTGCATGGATGTATTGTAGGTAATGATTTAGCGATTACAGAAATATTTTTAGGATTTAAACCCTTAAGGGTTTACCCTTAAGGGTAAACCCTATGCTGTTGGCCTGTACAGCACTGTACGGATAGACATGACTGTACGGATACCCAGTCGTCATCTTCGTCCTCTGTGCACTCGTCTATGACGCGCAAGGAATCGGGGACGAAGAAATTGAGGATTACGATAGCGAAGATGACGAACGGGAGTGTAAGCAAGGATCATGCCAATCAACGCATAATTTGCAGTCTTTTACACTCGCATGCACCATTTTGGTTCGGTGGACTGTACATTCATACAGTGGTTTTTGCGGGGTGGCTACGGGGCTACAGGGCTACAGGGGGTAAAAATTGCGCCTTATGCGTATACGGGTGAGCATGTGCACACATATGTTAATTATTACCTTTTGCTGTATCCCCTGTATCTGATACTAAAAACCCTATACAAAACAACAACTTACGTAGGATACAGGGGGTAGCTACAGGGTAGGCTACAGGGGGTAGTGGAGTCTACCCCCTGTATCCCAGAGTAAAATAACTGGCTGCGCACCCGTTAATTGTGGTACACTAGGGCACCACCAACCACAAGGACTGCCATGCAGATCAAGCTGCCTGCTGACGAGATAGATAAGTTAATGGACTATATACCACAGGACACTGAATGGACCACTGTGAAACAGATAGCTGAGTGGATGAGTGTTGACCACATGACTAACGCCAACCGTATCGGTGCTAGGTTAGGGCGGGCAGCATTCACAAGTGTGGACTTGAGCTACCAAGGGTCTAAGACGCGAGCATGGCATATGGGGTCAAGCACCCCACATGACTGGAGTGTGTCTGGTGTGCGAGGGGAGCTTGACCGCAATGAGTCTACACTATCTACAGTGCGCTTAATACGCGCAGTAGTCAACCCACCTGTAACGGGCCTATAATAGCAAAGCCCCTGCCAGCTTCTAACCTGACAGGGGCTTTAATTCCTCACCAACCCGCAACTCGTCACTCACCAACGTGCAAAGTATAGCACAGGTGTGGACGCGCTGCAACCACAGTACAACCAATGGCGCAAGTAACCTTCTCCCATCTAGAAGCATTGATGGGACCCCAGCCAGCAGACCCACAGCTACACGGATACCAGATAGCGCAGGAGTATCTACGCAAGCGTGGCATAGACACCCCCCAGCTGATAGATGCGCTGGGGTTGCGCTTCATGTTTGCGGACAAACTAAGGCAGGCCACCAGCAACGCACCCTACCAGATAACAGATGACCGCCTAGCCATCATATTCCCACACCAGTCGCCAGACTGGTGGTCAGCCCGCATGGTCACTACCACCCCTGTTGCCGTTAAGAGTGGCTGGGATGCACTTACCATACAGAAGAGTAAGAACAAGATGCACTGCCCCAGCGGAGTGCCCCCTGTAGCCTACCACCCACCCATACTAGACTGGGACAACATACCCACAGCCGCCACCATCTACATTCACGAGTCAGCCATTAAGGCTGTCAACGGGGCCAAGCTGGGCTACTACTCAGTGGGGTTGAACGGGGTAGCTGGCTGGAGCAGTGAGAAGAAACATGGTATCCAGCTTGTAGAGGGGCTTATAGACCTGCCGTGGCGCGCCTGCCAGCTGAAACCCGTAATTGTATTTGACTCTAACGTCAATACGAACCCAGCAGTGGCCGCTGCTCGCCAGCGCCTAGCCGAGAAGCTGCACGTGATATTTAACGTGGACGTACACGCACTAGATGTGCCCCCCGCCCCCAACGGTGACGACCAAGGCTTTGACGACTGGTGCCAACAACGCTCCGAGCAGGAGATCCGTGACTGGCTAACTCAGCCCCCCACCCCCATAGAGGCC